GATTGGGCTACCGGAGGGCGTTGGGTTGAACTGCTTAACTGGAATGACGGTACTAAAAGTCCGGCCCATCTTTATGCCTCTCGACTCCCGTGCGCGAATAGTCACGCGCGGGATAATCTTACGCTTCCCCTGTATAGTGGGCTCTCCAGCATCCAGATACATGGTTTGGAGTTGAGCCTGGAATGGAAGGCCAACTGTGACTTTGGTCGCCGCGAAAGGAAGCGTTACCTTCCCACCAGTCACTACTTGCTGTGGTACAACCTGTCCGTCGGCAAGGATCGATACGGTCATTCCATTCAGGTAGTCGAGTCCATAGAAAGTAGTAGCCGGGAATGCTAGACTCCACTGTAATGGAGCCGCTACTTGAACTGAAGCGGCTGTTGTGACGGAAGGACTCTGTACCCATGTGCCTGTCATCTGAAACGCCGAGATATAGCCAGTGAGGATAGCTATACCGCCGTTCATTCTTATGATATAACCAACATGCCCTGGGACGAATATTCCAGGGTTTGTTTGGAATGTGACGGGTCCTGATGTGGAGAGGGCATATAAGGTAGCATTCGGAGGTATAAATCCTCCAGTTGAAGTGAAGCCACAATCAACACAAAAGGCATCCTCTGCATTGTAAGTCAGATATCTCGGTACCATTCGTTCGACTGATTGATAAATACCATTAGGAAGGGCTCGCGCAACAATGAAATAGGCTACATCATTAATGCCCTCACGAACAGACGCTGTTGATATAAAGAACCCATTTGTATCATGGCGAGCCCATCCAAGCATCTCCTGGTCTTTTACATAAGTTAATGAAAGGAGATTACCATCATCTTGAACAGCCCATACAACCCTAAAAGGCTCTTCAGCCCAGGCCCACTCCCTAATCAAATGACCGAAGAACAGATGATTTGATAAAACTGAAACATCAGAACCCGTATAAATGTTGGCGTAGATATTATATGCAAGATCACGGACGATCGATCCCTTAGACTGTACATACAATATGTCATAGTTGATGATAATCGGTGGGATATCGCTTGCACCATTGTACGCTTGTGGCGTAGCTGTAGCATTACTCGGCGTTACAGCAGCAGTCGAGGCCAACCCACCAGCGCCGCTTGACAACTGCCAAGCACCGGCAGCCGTTAATAAGAGAAGCCCTCCCGGCATTGGCAGCATTGACTTGATTGTATTGAACTGCGTACTGACCAGTGTCCCCTGTATCGCATCGCTATCTATGAGTGGATCAGAGATATTAAAGTTAGTGTAGAGACCTGGTTGTGAAGCCCAGAACGTGGTAGGTGCACCGATTGATCCTGCGAAGTACAAGCGTTGCTGAAAGAATGTCACGCATCCAGGATTGCCATTATTGAGTGGATTCCTGCCAGTGCTGCCACTCGTACCAGTTGGAGGTCCGAGAACTGCTGTTGCGACAGCACCGCCAGGCGAGAAGGCCACTGAAGGGGGTGATACATATCCAGTGCCACTGGTTGCACTGATAACAGATGTAACGCCCCAAGTAAGATTCCAGTTGAACCCTACGCCAAATCCGCCAGCGAGCCAGTTTGGCGAAGAGCAGCTAACCGGAACCACAGGATTCCCTGGAGTGGTGTTACCAGCTGGTGATATCGATCCAGGATTCTGGATAGCCCACGTATCAACATTCCAGCCGTAGTTTCCAGCACCATCTGTAGTAATGAAGTGATCTGTAACAATCTGTATAGACACACCATTATTGAAAGTAAGAAAGTATCCAGCTGGATCGAAGTTGCCTCTGGTTATAACGTCGCCTATGCCACCAGTATGATGTGAGTTAATGGTTGCTACCGTGACGCCAAGTGACGCCTGCGCCGTTGCCATCACTCCAGATGGAGGGCCAGCAACGGTTACGCTTGGGTCTGTCGTATAGGTTCCACTCACAGTCACTAAATAGCTTGCGACGCCTGACGTTCCAGGAATAGGTGGAGTGGCGACTAAGGGAGGAGTTAAAGTAAAGTCAGGTACAATATTGGAATCTATAAAAGACTGTGATCCAGTTCCAGTGGAGTTATTTATATCAAAGCAGCTCTGAATGAAGCCATAGGCAGAGCCGGCTGGAACAGCGGCAGCTATCGCAATTTCGGCCTTGTATATATTGTATGTGACAGCGCCAACAACAGCGTTCCAAGTAATGGTGATTGATCCAGCTGTCGTCTGTATATTAACTGCGTTAATGGCCGCAGCCCCAAAGCTTGGTCCACTTTCCTGTCCATTGACATCAACCGCAGTCACCACATAAGAGTAATTAGCAGTGCCAGCCGCTGATGGTACCGCAGTCACTCCAGTTGGAAACGCTATTGTAGTGCCAAAAGGAATGCCCTGTAAAGCCCAATTATTAGAGGCATATGCTGTTAGAACGTATGGAATATAGTTCTGATGAGTTAAGGCCATCTGATTGGCAAGCTGTGCGAACTTTAACAGTGGAAGGTCGGTAGCGTTATAGGGCGAGGTAATCTCGTAAACCCTGCCAGCCGTGCCACCACTTACATAGGTTCCATAACCAGTACTATTAACTGGTACTCCCTGTGTGGTTTGTAGGGTTACGCTGGCGCCAACTGCCGTTGTAACAATAAAGTATCTGTTATTGATTTGGGGCATTCCAATGACGCCAGTGATAAATATCCATTGGCCTGCTGAATAGTTGTTGCCAGTGATGGTTGCGACAGCTGGATTGGCATTAGTGATTCCAGATACAGCAAATGTACTCTCCAGAACAGCCCCGCCGTTAATGAAGAATCTGCAATAGTGGTCGCCAAACTCCACTATGTAACCAATCTCAGCAGAAAACTGGAAGGGGATTAAACGAGTATTACCAGTGAGCTTTGTTTGATTGCAGAATGCTAGGCCAGACCTTGTGCTCGCACCACTTCGTTGGTCCACGAAGAAGTTCCGCATCGTCGCTGCGCCTGACTTATACTTTGGCAGGTCTGTGCGCGCGAGCAGGCTTGGCGAGAGTTCACCGGCTGCGAATGAATGCTGTATAACATTATCTGACATCAGTATAACGTAAGGGTATCACCCCAATCGAACTGGATGTTAGGTGTCCATCCCAGGTCAGTCGGATAGTCAATACCCCTGATTCTAATCCAATCAGGGGTCACGTTGTTAATCGTTAAGCCCTCATTCCCATCAGCCTTACGAGCTTCTATCACAATCGAGTTAGCTTTCTGCAATTGACTATTAGCGAGGCCCGCGTCGCCTCGCAGAGCCATCACTATTCTACTCGACAACAGAAGCATGTAAGCATCCAAGAACATCGGGTCCATCACATTCCAGTCAAGGACCTGACGAATGTAGCACATTATTGCAGATTCTTGGTTAGCGAGTATGACTCTTTGATCGCCCTTCGCTCCGAAGGTCAAGTTGAAAGTGGCACCCGTTCCTGTGCCTGTTGTTGATCCTTGAGCGACAGGATTGGGTTGAACAGCAAAGTAACTTCCACCAAGCGGTGTGGACTCGCCCTGGATCTGATTGACAACAGCGACTGTCGTAATGACCCCACCAGGCGCACCAGTAACTTGTAGGACAGCAGGAGCACCAATAGGCGGACTCGTAATAGGCCCAATCGCAAGCGTGATAAGATCTCCGACCACATGTCCTGTACCTCCTGTCATGATAACCGCCGCAGTTACTGGAAAGAACTGATCTATTCCTACCTTAAACCTTACAGGAGGTCCATTCCAGAACGCTGCCATTCCACCAGTGACCGCCGTTGTTATCGGTATCCCTGACATGAACCCAGTCTGGAACTGTGGCACTACGTATAGCGGCCGCAGACAGTCGACTGGATATTGGTACTCGTAGGTCCAGGGTGGTGAGGGCTGACCCTTCTGCCAGGTATTCGTACCGGGGGATTGGTTCTCTGGTGTTCCTGGCGACGCTGTTATCAGCGGTAGCGGCGCTGTGTTGGTGGCACAGTTCCAAGGCGCGATCCTCAGTAACTCGTCTCGAAGGTTCGCATAGATCGTACTCGCCACCTGCGCTTCTGGCGAGTCTTGTGCCAGCGAACTGATCTGCTTCTGAAACCCTGTTTCAATCAGCGCTCTATTAACGAGATCTACGATTGTCGCCATTCTGTTGTCCCTGCATCTTCGCCCCAGCCACCCTGTCGAATGGCGAGGTCATCGCATCGTAACGACGATAAGGATATGGAATACCCAATGCCTGAATCCACTCAGGCGTCGGATCGCCAAGGATCAAGCTCTCAGTCCTATTAGCATACTCAGCCGCAGTGAACGTATCCTGTACATGCTGTTCGAGTAACATCTGCAACTGGAAGTGTCCGCTCAGCGCCATGACCAGCGCGCGCGCGAGCGAAGTGACTGCAAACCGTTCAAAGTAAGGGGGCCATTGCGTCGGATCAGCAATCCGAGCGGTATACACCAGCGTCCCGCCAGTGGGACCCTGATTAGTTAGTAAACACTCTACAGGCGTCACACCATCGCTGACCAGGACAAACCTCTGTGGTTCGCCAGCGAAGGCTGTTCCAGCCTGATTAACAGCACTATTCCCCACATAGATCGCCTTGATAAAGTCTGTTGGTAACGAGTACTCGTAAAGCCAGGGTGGCGGTGGCGATGATGTAGTCCATGGCGCGGTCGGCGCGACAGTTTTGATGGGAGAAGCTAGGGCGAACTGTCTCCTTGCGAAGTTCCAGTTCGCCATAGAGTGACACCAATCCATGATCGCCTGATAGCACAGATTAGCGTTACTAGCCTCGTTCGAGCCATCAGTCAACGAGGTTATCGTTGATCGAGTACCAACGAGTTGGAGGGCTCTGTTGGCGATATCAGTTGAGGAGGTCATGCTCGCTCCTACACGCTATGGCTCACGATGGTCACGTCAGCGCCGGTAGTACCGTTGGATAGCACGACAAAGAACCCAGTCTGGAACCCCCAAGGGGCAGCTGTTTGCGGACTGGGATTGCTTCTGGAGACATCAATCACCGCAATAACCGTGCCGGTCGCGTTGAGGCCGTCATAGCAAGTCATGGTGGCGCTGCCAGTGGCGACCGCATTTACCGAGATGCCCGTGATCCAGCCGGCACCGGTACGAACAAGCGTGCTCGAGCCGCCGGCCGAGCCAGTAAGATGCGTGAGCGTACCTCCAGGATTCGGGTTCGGCGCGATCCAGACCGGCTGTGCACTACCACTGGCTTGAACTGACGTTGGCATCATGGGTTTGCCGGCAACGTTATCGTAGCCATCCCCACACCAATCACTAGCCAGCACTACAGGCCACACATCAGTAGCTTCAGGCGCTTGTCTATGACA